CTCACAGTGTATAAGGACGGTAGGACCGAAGTATCTGGTCGTGCCAATCTTGTCACTCGTCGTCGTGGTGAAAGCCGGCCGGGGAGTGTAAACAACCCGAAAGGCCCAGACGGATGGAGAAGTCCATCCGCCTGGCGTCACAGTGTTACAGAAGTTACTCCCGTTCCGCCTATTTCCATTATCGTATCTTATCACGAGAGCCCGCCGATTCCGGCGGTCCCCTTGAGTGAGCAGTACCTTGATGGTTACGGATGGGGCTCTGAGTACGCCTCCCTCCAGGATTTCCCTTCGGGGATGGAGGATAAGGCAATAATCAAAGCCCTACTAAAGCTGAAAGATCAGAAAGTCAATTTCTCTCAGGCTTTTGCCGAAAGAGAACAGACTGCCAAGATGTTCAGCTCCATCTGCTCTGGCATTTCTAAATCTGTCAGAGCATTCCGTTCTAAGAACCCAAAACGTGTCTGGGATCTTATTGTTGGCCGCGAAGGGCAAAGAGGGGCTCCAATTCCTCAAGCCTGGCTTGCGGTTCAATATGGGTGGAAGCCCGCACTGCAGGACCTCTACGGATCGTGTGAATTAATACACGACGCCGAAAAAGGAAAGCCTTACCGCGCTACCGTCATTGCTGAGGTACGCGATCACAGTGAGGCGCTCGTGTCCAAGTTTCACGGACGCGGTGTAGAGTTGATTACCAAAGTCACTCAAAATAATTCAATGAAGGTCCATCTGGACTACTCACTGGAAAATCCTGTGTTGCAAACTCTGGCCCAGTGGGGAATAACCAACCCTGCTGCGCTTGTTTGGGAGCTGCTACCTTACTCCTTTGTTGTTGACTCGGTGATACCAATCGCCAATTATTTGTCAGCGATGGATGCTGCCGTGGGATGGGAATTCCGCGGCGGTACCGTGAGTAAGCTTAGAAAGATGGAGCAAGTGGGGATCGCCTTTAAGTACCCTAAGCTGACCGACGCAAATATATCTGCTGTCGGCCCACCGGGTATGTTTTATAACAGGCAGACATCCTTCACTCGTTCCGTTTATGGTTCATCGCCTCTGCCTCGTTTTCCTGGGATCAAGAATCCTTTCCCCCAGAAAGACTTGGCTTCGTCGTCCTCTCGTTTTGCTAACGACTTATCGTTGCTTCTGAGAGCTTTCCGTTAACCTCCCTTTTGGAGAAGCATATGCCTGCTTTTGGCACTGTCACCATCTCTGATGGTGCGTCAACCCCTGTGGCCCACGCCTTCTCGCCGGTGAAAATCGACGGGGACGTGGCTACCTATGCGGATCGCGCTTCCGGCACACCCAGCAAGTATTACCTGCTGACTGCTTCGAATCGCGACCCGTCTGGTAGCAATGGCCAGGTGAACCGCGTGCAATTTTCGCTCGCGCTCCCGGTTGTTGCTGACGGAACTGACCCTTCTGTCAAGGCTGGAACGATCCTCCGCACTGGTCGGTGGTCGTCCGAGTTCTTGATTCCGGTCAGCTCGACGCTTCAGGAACGTAAAGATCTGCGCGCCTTGGCCAAGAATCTTCTCCTTGACAGTCTCACGACTGCCACGGTGGAGAATCTCGAACATGTCTACTAATACGGACATGGTCTGTTATGACCTCTCGACGCCAGAAGGCTGCAAAGCCTTCATCGATGCCGGACGAGACCTCGTCGGTGATTTTGCCAGCTTCCTCGAAGCTGTCGAAGTCGCCTTCGAACTCGTACACGCAAAGAGCAGCTCTCCTAGCCAGTGAAACTGAAAACTTCCTAGCTAGCGGTTCCTTTCATCTTCTGAGGTATACCTCGTGGATAAGAAGCGTCCTTGCCCTTCTCGGGGCATGTACCGTCACAATAAGTGTATCGCAACCTCAAGTGCTGCAGGGCTTTTTAAGGCCCTTGGCACCAGTTTCGGCCAGCAAGCCGCTGGTCTTCTCGAACGAGGAGACTTTGCGAGCCTACTGTCGGTCAACGTCGATCCCTTGACGTATGACTGTGCGGATCTTTTCCGTGACGATTACCTTGTGGCTGAGATGATGTCAAAGTTTCCTAACTTTGACGTCGGTATCGACCGTGAGGCCGTTGCAATGGAGAAGTTCCGTATGTCGGAACGGGTCTGTTCTGAGGCTAACCAACGCCTTCTGTCACTCTACGGCACAGCTTCAACAACTGTGTCGGCTACGTCGTTCCTTTGGACGGCGCGGCGAAAAATAGAGCGGCTCCTCGGCCCATTCCTATGGGACGAGGCAGAGCAGTACTTCGGCTTCGGTCCGGGCTCTACAACGAGCTTGAAACGAAAACGCGGTGATGCCTACTTCAAATACGGGGCTTGTAAGCCCCATGTGACAAGGGAATGCATGGTGCTCGGTCTCACAGCTGTTAAGCGTGAGCCTCGGTGGTTTTGCCACCTTGCCGGTTTCTCCGGAGAGCCTTCTGTGGATGTCGTGGAAGAACTTTCCTCTCGGATCCGTCCGGAGGATATATTCACGATTGTCCCAGGGAACCATGTTATCACTGTACCCAAGAACGCTAAGACGGATCGCGTCATAGCCAAAGAGCCCGATCTGAATATGTATCTTCAGAAAGGGATCGGTGGCGTTATACGACGTCGGTTGAAGCGGTGTCAGATCGATTTAGATGATCAGACACGTAACCAGCAACTCGCCCGTGAGGGCTCGGAAACTGGAATGCTTTGTACCTTAGATCTGTCAGCAGCGAGTGACACAGTTGCGATGCAGCTGGTTCGCGAGTTGCTACCTCCTGATTGGGTTGAGGCTATAGAACTATGCCGAAGCCCGCAGGGCGTTTTGCCTGATGGTAGTGTTATAACATACCAGAAGGTTTCGTCGATGGGGAACGGCTTCACGTTTGAACTCGAGGCTCTAATATTTTGGGCCTTGGTTCAGAGTGTGGTCGATTACTCTACGACGATGGAACGTCGCGTTGCGGTTTACGGAGATGATTTGATCTTCTCTGTGGACTGCTATACCTCTGTTGTTGAGCTCCTATCGATTTGCGGTTTTTCCGTAAACGCGAAAAAGAGTTTTCACACGGGGAAATTCAGAGAGTCGTGCGGTAAGCACTATTTCTCTGGACGCGACGTCACACCTTTCTACATTCGTGAGAGTGTAGAAACTCCGGAGCGCCTCATATGGCTCGCCAATTCAATCCGTC